GGTGCTGTTCCCTCAGCAATACTAATACTATTTAAGTCAGTATTATTTGCTGCGTTTGCATCAAACTGTGATATTTTCGTTTTTGCCATGTGTTACTCCTAATTATTCTGTATATTCTTGTAGCAAACCTCTAACTTGAGTTTGTCCTACTGAAACTGGGCTTGTTAAAGTTGCTTGTGATGCGATCTTGCCTGATGATATTAATATTTTTATAATATTATCAATAGTTTTATCTATTCCTGTTTTTTGTATGTCAGATTTAATTTTTAATAATTGTTCAGGTGAGGAAGCGGTTATATATTCAAAAACTTTATCCGCATATCCTTGTTTATATAAATCTTCTCTTTTTAGTACATTTTGACTAGAAAACAACTGTTTTGCTAATTGTAATGCTGATGATGAATCAAAACCTTTAGCAGCGTCATCTAAACTTTTAATTGCTACCTGTTTTTCGGCTGTCTTTGAGCCTGTTAATATTGTATTTGCTGTGTTTTTCATTTTTACAATATCAGTTAAATTTTTAATTAATTTATTTGCCTCTTTACGACCTAAAATAATTTTTAACATATCTCGTTGTTTTTCAGATTTTATAATTTGTAAAGCTGTATTACCTCCCATACCCTCCACACCTGAATTAGCTCGTTTTACAACTATTTCTTCTAAATAATTAAAAACACCTTGTCTAAAAGCATTTTGTTCACTTTTTGATAAATTATTAAAAACAACATCTAATTCGTTTATTGTCTTTATTTTGTTAAAATTAAATCCATCATCTAATGCTCTTAATATTTCAGATTCACCAGCAAACTCATCTCTTGCTTTTTTATAAGCTGGATTTTTACCATCTAACCAATCTAAAAAATAATTAATGTTTTGTGTTCTACCTCTTTTTTCAAAATTTCCAATTCCTGAATCACCACCAGCTCTTTTACCTTTATCAATGGCATCACCTAAAGCCATTTTTATATAATGTAAAAATTCAGTTGATATTTCTGTTACTTCATCACCTTTAGAAGAAATAATTTTACCATTTTTAATTGTTACATTTGGTAATTTAACTTTATATAATTTTGCTAATTCTTGTGCTTCTTTAAATGCTTGAGCAAAATCAGGTGTTGAAATTATATCTTGCCAAACTACATCATCTTTTATGTTGATATTTTTTTTAAAGGCGTGTTTGTACATAGCATCTGCTTTGACGCCCCTTTGTTCTAATAATTTTTTTAAAGTAGAAAATTGTAATCCTTGACCATTAGGAAACGCTAATTCAAATTCATCTTTTACACGATTGTTAAGTGTATTATTTCTATTTTTAAAAAATTTTGTTATTTCTCTTGAATTTTTACTTTCACCTATAACTTTTGCTGCAATAATCATCATTCTATCAGCACCTAAATCTTCGTTATCTGCTAATGTGAATCCTTTTTTTGATTTTCTTATTGCTATATCAAAAAATGTATCTATATCACCATCTGATTCATCTATAATTTTCCTTAATTCATTTTCAGCTCGTTTTCCTCCTTGCTTTTTTGACATACTTTTATTTTTTAAAATTGTATTACCAGCTACATTACCTAAAGGCACAAGAACTGATGAAAAAGCTGTTGCTATTAATGAATCTCTTAGTCCTGTTAATCCTTTTGAACCTGCTGTTTTTACCCAATCTATACTTCCATCATCTTCTAAAACTACCTTACCTGACCCAATACCATAAAGACCACCCTCTAAAGCTCGGTTTCTAATTTTTCCACCAATACCTTTATTTTTTTCCCTTTTATTAAAGATTTTATTAATAGGACTTGTAAGAAAACCACCAATTTCAGTTCCAGTTGCCTCAACAGGTCTTAATTGCCTTGCCAAATCTAAACCTTGACCCTCTAAAAGCATACCCTCGCCCATAGTAAGATTTGGGTCTAATGCACCTCTAGCACCTCCAATAATTTCATCTGCAAAACCTGAAGTAAAACCACTTGCAAAAGGTGCGACTCTTTGAGGAATTATTGGTTTTCTATTATTTATAGTTGGTCTAATGTAAACATTTTCAGGTAATTTTTCACCATTACTAAACTTTTCATATAAATTTTCTATTTCTTCGTTAGAATATTCTTTACTTGTTTGTAAATTATATGATTTTCCATCAGCTTTAAAACTATATTCAGCCATTAATTAGTCCTCACTATCTCTGTAACTTTTGATTCTTGGCTTGATGTGCCTATACTTAATCTTTTTGCTTCTGCAAGAATTTCATTCATTTCACTTTCAAACTCGTCAGCAACTTGCTGTAGTGCGTTCATTTGTAAGGTTGGGTGATCTAATGTTGGATTTTCTGCACTCATAGCTGCATAAACCTGTTGTAGTCTAATTTTTCTTTTTTGTGCAGAAATTAATGATTTTATCAATAACTTATTAGTTTCTTTTGATTTACTTAAAGTTGGTGCTGCTGATTGAACAAACATTAAATCCCTATCTGTAGGATTAACACCTAACATCTTAACAAGAGGTAAAATTGAATTGTTTGATAATGCGTCAAAAGTTTCTGCTTCTTTTAGTAATAATGTGTTTTCATCATTAAGCATACCTATACTTTTTAAACCAGCTCGTACTTTCATTTTCGCATTTTCAAGCGTACCTGTTTTAAAATCAGGGTCATCTAATATAGATTGCATTACTTTTAAGTTATTTAACGCATTTCTTCCTGCGTCTGCATCTTCAGATATTTTTTTATATTCTGTCAGTTTTATTTCGTTTACTAATGGATTAAGAGTTTTACCATAAGTTTTCATATAATCTTCTAATGAAATACCTAATTGTTTTGCAAGTCTTTCTTCTCTTAAAGGTTTTTTTATTTCACCATATTTAGCTCTACGAAAAGCACCTATTGGGTCGGCTTGTACTTGTGAACCAAAAGCTCTTGGTGAACCCATCTTATTAAATTCTGCACCCATAGCAAAAAATGGATTAGCTTGTTCAAAAGCATTGGCAAATCTATCAAAAATACCTCTTTTTGGTACATTTGTAGTATTTGCTGTATTTGGTGGAGCAATATTTATTCTAGGTAAATCTACATTAGGCGGTGCAGGTAAATCTCTTAATGGGAAAGTGTTTACACTAGGTTTAGGGTTTGATTCAGTTACAACTGGTCTAATAGCAGTAGGCGAACCAAATTGATTTATAGGAACTTGTAAAAGACTATTTAATGTTGCACCTTGAGCAGCGTTATTATTTGCCAACTCATTTAATCTTCTTTGCTTTTCTTCAGGTGATAGATTTGAATTTAATATTTGTTCTCTTGTCATTATGAAAATAACCCCTTAATTCCTGTACCAATTCCAACTATGTTAGAAATTGTACCTAGTGCTTGATTGAATGGATTGTATTGATATGGTTGTGTAGTTTGACCATAACCACCTGCAGTATTGCCAACCTGACTAATAAATTGATTAAGGTTTTGTGCAGGTGCTGATTGTAAGAAATTAAATCTATCAGCATTAGCCAATATATCTTTTTGTGCTTGTTGTTGACGCATAGCTCCAACTCTTGCAAGGTCTGCGTAATCTTGTAAATCTGCTCTAGCTAATTCAGGTGCCGCACCTATCATAGCATTTTGCCTTGCTCTTTCATTTTCATAATTTCTGTAATAAACATCACTTAAAGCGTTAGTTAATGCGTTTTGGTTATACGCTGAACCTAAACGACCAGCTTGACTAAATGTGCCTTGTACTCTTTCTGTAATTGGATTTATAACAGCTTGTTGTAAATAAGGATTATTAGCGTTTAAAAAATTACCTTGTAATGTATTTAACGCTAAATTTTGACTACTACGATTTAATGGACTACCTGACAACGCCCTATTTGTTTGCAGCGTCATAGCCATTTGTTGTTCAGGACTAAATCCTGCTACCATGTGTTCAGGATAATAGTTAAATCCACCGCCAGTATCATATAACCTTTGCGCTTCATTCGCACCATAAGCTAAATAGGGCGCTGCGTATGCAGGAGGGTTATTTGTAACAGTTTGTGTTCCTGTTTTATCGCCACCTAAACTCATTATATACTCCTTATTAAAATTGTACCTACATCTTTGTAGGTTTTGTCTTTAAAATTAACTTTTGACCAACCTTTGCGACCTACTATTTGTGCTTTTTTACAGCCAATAGATTTAGCCCATTCGCAAATTGGGTTTTCCATTTCTTTTAGTTCTTCTAAATCACCACCAGCTAACCAAAATCGTATTGATTTAAAATTAGGATATGTGACTATTTCTGTTACACAAGCAGATTTTTGCCCTGTCCATAATTGAGCATCACCCCTTGCTATTGCATAAAATACATCTTTTTCACTATGGCTATCTATGCCTCTATCAAGTGCTTCTAATATGTATTTGCGTGATTTTAACCACGCTTCTTTATCCAATGATGATGTATTCATAGGCTCGTGTTGTTCCACTATTGTTATGTGTTATTGTAAAAGTTCCATTCGTTCTTGCTGATACATACAAAGCTGTTAATTCGGCAGCAGCATTAGTATCTTTTGGCATAAAAGTTATTACGCTATTTTCACCTACACGCACATCACTTACAACAGTTGTTGCAGATGAGGTTTGCAAGGTTACTGAACCTGTACAGTTTAAACCACCATCAAGAACCCTATTGACAACTTCTGCAACTTGTCTTGGGTTGCCACCTTGATTAGCTAGTCGTTTAAACTGATTATCAGCCATTATCGTTTACCTGTCGTTTTTGCCTCTAATTCTACGCCTTGTATATATTTCCAAGTGCCTGAAACATTTAATCTTATTTTGTGATACCTGCCTTGATTTGATCGTATATTGCAATAACCATCACTATTTAACGAACTTGCTGTACCAAAGCTATCACTATCAACTTGTCTGCGTCTTGACGATACTTGTGCTGTAATATCAGGTGTAGTGCCACCAACTATTTCAACATAAGGTATAACATTTGTTATAATGCTTGATCTTCCTTGCCCTGTATCTAAATCTGCAGTTTCAATTAATGCTTGTTTATTCGTTCCACTAAAAGTGTGTAACTTTTTGTCTTTAGCACCACCAAAAATAAATTGACCGCCAATATATATTGATGAGTCAAGTGAGGCAGGTAATCCATCTAATGATGTGCTAATAGCGTCTAATTCTTCTAAAGTATAATTAATAGTCATAAATGGTGATATAAGTTCACAGTCTAATTCTGCATAAGACCATCTTTTTAACGCATAATTATAAATTAATAATCTATCAGGTGTATCATCATTAGAACTACCTGATGTATATGACCACACAACTATTTGTTCTGTAGGGTCAACAGCGGTAGATATTCTTCCTTTGTTTCGTATTGTAAAATCATCAAAGAAAAAACGATTTACTTTTTCTGCACCTATTGGCGTACTTCTTTGTCCATCAAATTGATAAAAGCCATCATCTGATAAATAAAATACAGTTTCACCAACATTTGCTACTGAATTTGGATAGTTACAACCAAACCCTGTTTGCACTTTGTCAAATTGGAATATAAGAGGTGTACCAACATAAGAGCCACGCACAATACCTCTTTCACAAAGTATAGTTGCAGATTCACCGCCAACAATACCTGTAATATCTCCCATATCAAATATATCTTGTGTATCAGATTGGTCTGTTCCTGCAGTCCAACCTGTATGTGAAGCTAGTGATGACCAATAAAGTCTATTTGGATAAGTGTTGCCACCATACTTAACATTACCTGTGAAAACAAAATCACCTACAACCGCTATATGTTTAGCTGCAGGACTATTAGCTATGTCGGCAAATAATGAACTTGTGCCATTATCATATACTTGTAATATATTGTTATGCCCTGACGCACCAATAACATAACCACTAAAGTCGATAAATTTCCATATATCGTCATTACCTAATGAGTTGTAATTTCCTGTTTTTGATATATTTGTTAAATTAGAATTTGCTTTTGTAAATTCATATAATTTTGTAACATCACCTGCAAATATCTTAGGGTCACCAGTATCATCTTTAGCGGCAAATATTCCTCTTAATCTATTATCCGCAGCATTACTGTATTGCGATAAATCTTGTAAACCACGATACCCTCGTGCCGCAGGTATGACATTTTTAGCTGTTGTCACGCCACTTGCGTTATCAGGTTGGTCAGGCAACCATTCGCCAAAAGCCATATTCATTCCCATTAGTTTATTTCCCCATAATCACCACGCATTTCTAAACCTACGCCATAATTACCTTTTTCTTCATCAATTCGTATTGATTGTAGTATGTTTTCAACAAGTGCGTTGTATTGTGTAGCCCTTTGTTCATCTAAAAGGTATGTGTAAGCGTGAAATAGACTCGCATAGAGGTATAAATCAGGAAAACGAGTCAATATAGTGTTTGTCGTGTTACTGTCGCTTAGAGAGCTTATAGACGCTTTATAAGTTAATTCTATATTAAGTGTTGAATCAGGTATTGGTGCTAAAAACAAATTATCACCAATAACACTATAAACTCGTGGTACACCTGTGCCTGTTGTGGCATATTCTTTCTTTACTTGTAGCGGTGATAAATACCTTAATGTAACACGAGGGTTATTCATTACCTTTACATTGCGAAT